TCTAGAACCCGAAAAATGGTATCCAACGGGACAGGTCAATTTCTCTCTCATAAAAGAACAAATATTAAACCTAAGTTTAACTCCATGTATAGATTATTCAAGGCAAATTCGCGTGTACGCAGTAAATTATAACATTCTTCGTGTAGACGGGGAATATACTCGAACTCTTTTTGATATCAAATATTAAATATGAATATGCAATCAGGATTCGGAGATGGGAGTGATAACATACTTGAACAGTATATTCAAACCATGACAAACATTATCACACCAGTGATAGAAAAAACTGTATTATTAGCAGCTGAATATTCCAAAGCTTGTGGAAGAGATATTCTTCTTCCAGAAGACTGGGAATATGCATTGAAATTCTGTGCAATGAACACTGTTGGAGAGTCTATAGGTTCTATAATGCCAGAAATATACGACGAGGAGACTTCGGATGAAGATGAAGACGAGGATGATCTCGTTGACCCAGGCGAATGTCCGGAATTTGAGAGATATTCAGGCAGTGATCCAAAGTTTACATCTGTAAACGCTGCATATGACACGTGGCATGATTGGAACCCACAAAATCCGACAGAACATCTCTTAAAAAATGCTATTAATACTAATGAGCACCTCGGAGCTGGAGGGGTGGACGACTTCTGAATATAAATCATTTAAAGTTGTTGGTGGTGAGGTTTCTGACACGAGTAGTGATAGCGATGATTCAGATGATGAACAATTATTTGCTAAATCATCGATGATCAGAAAAACTAAATATAAAAAATTAGTTAGTAAAGAAATATTGTTACCTGAATAAATTTTCTACTTCTATACTATAAATCACAATGGAAGCCGTCACAGCTCAGGCTATGGAAACTGTCACTCTCGTCAGCCGGGAACTCGAAGCGCAGTCTCTCAACTCAATTGTTGCTGGATTCAGTTTTGCCGCTGCTCTCAGCTGGATGGACCTCGTTCGATGGGGTATCACTCAAATCATCAAGGTACCTAAGAACAGTGGTTCTCAATACGTATTCACCGCTATCCTTACCACTCTACTTTCCATCGTTGTTTACTTGGTAATTTCTCGTGTTTCTACTCGAGTAAAGAAGCCCACTGAGCCCATATTCGCGATCACCCGGTAATTTTAGGCTTTTTTTTCATAAAAAGTGTGAGTATTAACCCTATTAATATAATTACACCAATGTAAATATACTCTTTCCATATATAAACATTTTCCACGATTTCGGGAATGTTTATTTTTGACTTTTCGTGTATCGTTTCTTCGTGTATCGTTTCTTCCTGGTTCTGTGGTAAGTTTATAAGCTTGTCAGTAGAACCATGTATTCTTAACTTGATAGCGTGATCTCTTTCCTTAAAATCTATCGGTATAAGTTTATTGTTTTCTTTAGAATACCATTCAATTTTTAGATTAGATATTTGTTTTTGTGGGCCGTTATTATACTCATGTACAAATAGATCATCTTGACTGTAAAATGTTAAATATTCTTGTGTTGCATCTGTTTCGTTATTCATAAATACACCGGTATAAAATGGGGTGTTTGTGTAAGAATCTTGATTAAAATCATCAGACCCAGATGATATCTTCAAGACAAACGTCTTGGGTGCAAATGATATATCAGGTTGCCCACATCTTATAATACCACTCGATGACATAACATTAGATGCACTTAAACCAAATATTTGATTGGGTGTGGTTCTACTAATAATATTTGACGTCCAGCCATCCACCCCATTGTAAAAATCAAGATTAAAATCACTGGTGGTTAATGTATTAGAAAACTCGAAGCGCCCATTTGTATATGAAACCTGATCGATCGTTGTACAACCTGATGATGGTATGACTGTATCTTGTAAATATGTCGCAACTGTAGATTTACTTGGATTATTAATAAGAGATACATTCAATGGATCAATTTCAGCGTTATAGATTCCATTATCATCATGAATAGTAAATTTATTGTTAAAGTGATTGAATAGTCTGGGTTTCGGTAATCTCGTGGAAATTACTTCAAGTTTAGTGATATTATATATTATCGTCTTCAATGTGATATTGTAATTATTAGCACACTCGTACAGTTCGGTATCACGTTCACCAGAATCTATATCAAGGGTATGAACCTTCATTAAAATACATGTACAATATTTTAATGAGTGTTTTTATTTATTAAATTTCGATATTTCATTAATAAATTGATTGAGCTAAAGGATTGGTAGACATCTGGTTTTTAGCGATATCAAGTGTACGCGTATGGGGATTTTCATGTCCCTTGTATGAATTGAATTTATGAAACGACTCTTGTTTATAATTTTGTGTCCACCCACCATTTGCTCCACCCACACGACCATCAACGCGGGAAGTATCCGAACGAACAGCTGTGAGTGCACCACCCTGTTTAAGTGCACTTTCCCTCACATTCATACGACCCTTGTTACCCAAACGGTTGGCCTTACCGCGACGATCTTCTGGACGGAAACCATACTTCATAAGTTCTTCATTTGTCTTGTTCGCGACCTGAACAGCCGCACTGTTGGTATATGCACCAACATGATTACTGATACCTGGTTGTGCCTGATTATAATATCCAGACTGAAGATCATTTCTATCACTCTTGAATCTAGTAGGGTCCTGGGGCATTGCCTGTGCTGATACAAAACGCTTAGCGCCATTGAAACCTAAACCATCTGTACGATTACCTGTTTCGGAACGATTAGTTATACGTTTAGTTTTTTCGTGTTCTTGCCTCGGGATGAGCCCCGTCATTCCCTGAGCTCGGCCCATTACTGTAGGAAGACGACTAGGTAAGTAAGTGGTTGTATCTGGTTTGTTATGTGTCAACTGACCAATGACAGCAGAACGTCCACCTGTGACATCCGCAGCTGGACCAGTTCGTCCTGGTAATGTAGTCAATCGATGTTCACCAACGTTAATTGGATTCACCCGGACTAACTGTTGATACCCACCGGAAGCTGGGACATCTGCACCGACACCCAAACCTGGACCAACCAATTGCTTTTCAATTGGAGAAAGGTTATTCATACGTCCAGTGTCAAACATGCGATCTCGCATAGATAAAACTTCCTGACCATTAGTGCGATGTTGAGCGGATATAACAGCAAAACTATCGTTTTCTTTTTTGTGGGGAATTTCGACTCTTGGTTCATATAAATTCGACATATCGGGTAGAGGCTCTATGCGATCAAATATAGCAGGTGGATTTGGTGTCTGTTCCACAATCCGTCTTTGCATCTCAACTGGAGATACCTGAGCTTTTTTATTACTTAACGTACGCCCAGCATAAATCAATCCAGCGATAGCTGCGAGTGAAATGGGGTCAGCCATTCTTACTTCTTATTAACATTTTTATTAAGGTATCTCTGGTGAAAAAGTCCATTCTGGAGATCTGCGCGTGTACTAGATGGTTCGTAAGACATTGTCCTCAAAGGAACCTTGCACTCCATATTGGAAAGTGGAAATAAGTTCCTCTCGTAAGTTTGTACAATATGTTTATTGAAAGTGGACGTCGACTGGGGGCGTAACTGGTCAGATGTTTCTATATACTGAGCAGGTGATCCCTTACCGGCTCTATAAGGAGCTGTACCATATAACATAGTATTGGGGCGAGACCCACCACCGTTAAGATCACTGGGCTGAGGGTATACAAAAATTTCATCGGTCGCTTTAACGGGGGCGATAGCACCCTTATTTTGAACTATTGACAGACCAGGTTGGAGTTGATACGCCATTTATTATTACATAAGAATATTTATCTACGCGTAGCTTCCACTACCACTTCTAACTGCACCACCACCTCGCTGACCCCTGATATCCCCACTCGAATCTAAACCCGCAAACGCTTCTAGTTGCACACCACGCGCATCGGGACTGCATTGTCGAGGATCACCCTTGCACATCGGAGCGTTCTTTTTACCGTAACACCACTCTGCGAATCCCGTCTGGTCTCCTGGAATACTTGAAACGGGCATGGTTATAAATTGCCGGTCTGCGGCATTTTGTTGATATTGTGGAAGGGGGCTACGAGAACGTCCACTGTCATATGGAATACGATCATCTAATATATTCTGCATAAGTGGTTTGACAGTGGGGTAGTAACAAGCTTGTAACCTGTTTGGTGCATCAGTGTAATCTGTCATTAAAACATTACCCATTGGATTTTCTTTTGTTGGTAATTGACATTCAGTCTCATCTACACTATAATATTCTTTAACCATTTTAGCTTTGTACATAACATATAAGATACTCAGAACTGTTCCACCTAACACAAATACACGAGGATCCCTTTTCGTTAGATACAAAACACATGTCGCATATATGATGAACCGAG